TGGTTCAGACGGCGCTGCTGATCGTAATAATGTTTATACAGTTCTTACTATTACAGGTACAACTGACATTAACCAAACGGCAACAGTAGCCAATAATGCTTTAGCTCAGGCCATGGGTGCATTAAATACTACTGTTAACTTCCTATCATTCCCAGCGGCTGACGTTTTCGATGCTGGTAATGGCCTTGGTTCAGTTAAGGGTGGTGCTGAATGGCTCTTAGAGTCCGAGATGACTGCATTTAACGGTCCATTTGATGATGATCAGGGTGCTGCCATCCCAGAGATCGACATTCGTGTCGATTCAGTTGCTGTTACCGCACAAACCAAGAAGCTCCGTGCTAAGTGGTCACCAGAATTAGGTCAAGACCTAAATGCTTACCATAACCTCGATGCCGAGGTTGAGCTTACTGGTATTCTCTCAGAGCAAGTCGCTCTAGAAATTGATCGTGAGATCCTAGAAGACTTAATCAAGAGAGCCACTGCTGGTACTCTTCACTGGTCACGCAACCCAGGTCAATTCCTAAACCGCGAGACTGGTGCCGAAGTCGGTGCTGCTTCTGCTGCCCCTGACTTCACAGGTACCGTTTCTGAGTGGTATGAGACCCTCATTGAGACAATCAATGATGTTTCTGCTCGTATCCACAGAAAGACACTTCGTGGTGGCGCAAACTTCGTAGTTTGTGGTCCAGAAGTTGCTGGTATTCTTGAATTCACTGCTGGTTTCCGCGCCAGTGTCACAGTGGATAAAGATGGTTCAGCCGGGGCTGTAAATGTTGGTTCAATCTCCAAGAAGTTCGATGTTCATGTCGATCCATACTTCCCACGCAATGTGGTTCTAGTTGGTCGTAAGGGCTCAAGCTTCCTAGAGAGCGGCTACGTTTATGCTCCTTATGTCCCACTACAAGTCACACCAACAATCTTCGGTACTGAGGATTTTGCACCACGCAAGGGTGTAATGACTCGCTACGGCAAGAAGATGGTCCGTCCAGACATGTATGGTCTCGTTATCGTACACGGTCTTGTCGGCTCAAGTGGTGCTTCAAGCTAAATTAGCTTGGTAAATTAAATGGAGTAATCCAGCCCCCTGTTTTTCGGAACAGGGGGTTTTCTTTTTTAAACAACTATTTATTAGACAAGTATTAAACAGGAGTTTATTATGGGCAAAAAAAGAAAAATAATTTCACACCCACAATTTTGGAATAAGTTTGCGGACCACCCCGCAGTTAAAGCCAGACAGGTAACAGAGGAACCAGTAAAGATCGAACCAAAACCAGAACCAAAGGTTGAAGTTAAGAAGGTTGAGCCAAAACCAGTTATTGCCAAACCTACACTAAAATCAACAGTTGAAAAAAAAGTAGTTTCCACAAAGAAAGAAGATAAAAAGTCTGTTTAATTCATTTTGATTTTTACCTTTATAATCAAAAGACCCTCCGGTGTTTTCATCGGGGGGTTTCTGTTTAATAAAACTATTTAGGGTATAGGAGATTTTTATATGTCTGTACCGACCCTAACACCGTCAAGCACATCAAGCAAAGTTATCCTTCCTATTACTGGAACTCCTGATAATGTAAATGCTGCTTTAAACCCACTACCTTTTGGATTTTATATGCAAGGACCGGATTATGCTGCTTTTGCTTCGGGTGCAGCAGATCAAGTTGGTTATGTTTATAAGAAATTAGGCGGTGATGTATTAGACATTGAATTAACACAATATAATGTTTATGCAGCTTACGAGGAAGCGGTATTAGAATATTCATATCTGGTCAATATCCACCAAGCAAAGAACTCATTAAACAATCTGCTTGGCGCTACAACGGCTTCTTTTGATGAGGACGGGCAGATTGTCGAGGGTCACCCTTTAAGCGGCTCTAACCTCGAATCTGTGCTTCCCAGATACACTTTTGATTATGTTAGAAGGATGGCTACTGGGATTTCATCAGAGGCTGGGGTCAATGGCGATATAACTTATTATTCAGCTTCTTTTAATACTGTCGCAGACCAACAAGACTATGATCTGCAAGCAATTGTAGCAGCAGCAGTTGATGCTGGTGATTTAGTCTTAGACACGGGCGATACAATTGATTCTAACAGAATAACAATTAGACAAGTTTATTATAAAACTCCAAGAGCAATGTGGAGATTCTTTGCTTATTATGGCGGCTTAAATGTAATTGGTAATCTATCAACTTACGGTCAATATGCCGATGATTCAACATTTGAAGTTGTTCCAACTTGGCAAAATAAACTTCAAGCTATAATGTATGAAGATTCTATCAATACAAGAATTTCCCATTACTCATATGAACTGAGAAATAATAAATTAAGATTGTTTCCAATTCCAACCATTTCATCACCAGACAAATTCTTTTTTAGATTTACAGTAAAGAAAGATTCTTTTGAGGAATATTCAGATCGTAAGTCAGGTTTGCGTGGTGTAAATAATATGAATAATTTGCCTTTCCAAAACATTCCATATTCGTCAATTAACTCAATTGGTAAGCAATGGATTCGTAGATTTGCTTTGGCACTTTGCAAAGAGATGTTAGGGCAGATTAGAGGTAAATTAAGTGGAGTAGTGCCACTACCAGGAGGGGCTGTCACACTTAATTCATCTGCCCTTTTGAGCGAGGCTTCAAAAGAAATGTCTGATTTAAGAACAGAACTCAAAGCCGTGCTTGATGAATTAACTTACGAAAAATTAGTCACCAAAGATTCAAATATGACCAAGGCAGCGGCTGATACTCTGAAACAAGTTCCAGTACCACTATTTGTAGGATAATGAAATATGGCAGATAATAAATGGACAAGACCAGACGCACCACCGCCACCACTCTTTACTGGTGAAAAAGAAGCTGACTTTGTTAAACAAATTAACGATGAAGTTATTGAGAGAATTGTTGGACAGCAAGTTCTTTATTTTCCTATTTCAAGAGAACATACAAATTATCATCCACTTTATGGCGAAGCAATTGAGAAAACATACTTACCTCCAATTAGAGTATATGCCAGAATAACCTGGGGTGGGTCTAAAACAGAATCTACTAAATATGGAGTTGATAGAAGACCACAGATTAAAGTTGATTTTCACAGAAGACGCTTGACGGAAGATCAAGATCTTTATATTCGTGTAGGTGATTTTGTTCGTTATGGCGAATTTGATTATGAAATTGTAGAATTAAGTGAGCCAAAATTATTGTTTGACCAAACTGATAAAAGTTTTGAGATTAGTGCAAACTGTATATTATCCAGACCAGGAAAGTTTAACCCATAGGATTGATTTATGAATAAACAAAATTATAGATTCAACAATTACAGGGATGCGCTTAAAAAAGCTCAGGATATTGGTTGCAAAGGAACTCATACAGAAGGTGGTTATTTTTATCCTTGTAGGGATGCGACAGAATTAGAGAAGTCAGCCTATCCTGTTAAATACGATACTTTGATTCCCTCTACTTTTGAAACGGTTGATATGGCTTTATATGAGTGGGTAGATAAAGAAGTCAATATCTTTGCAACAAGAAACGACGGTTGGACAAAAGTTCCAATTATGTGGATGACACAAGAAAGAGCATTTCAAATTAAAGACGATAGAGAAATGCGAGAATTAGGAACGGAATCATTAAAGTTTCCCATGATTTCAATAGAAAGAGGAAGCGTCAAACAATCCGATCCAGGCAATAGTCCAATACCAGCAAGATTGTATGCTGGCGCAGATGGAACAACTTTAACGATTGCAAAAAAGGTTAAGCAGTCCAAAACAAAGAATTTTGCCAACGCTAATAGTTTAAGATTGTTCAATCAACAAACTTATAAATATAAAAATCAAAAAGTGGTTTATGAATATGCAACTGTTCCATTACCGCTTTATTATGATATGACATACTCAATTAATTTAAGGGCAGAATATCAACAACAAATGAACGAAATGATGCAAACTTTTGCTGATTTTAATAACAACATTAATCAATTCTATATTAGCAATAGCGGTCATAGTTATGAAGCTTTTTTAGAAACCGATTTTGGCGTGACTAATAATATTGGAAATTTAGGAAATAATGAAAATATTTATGAGTCAAAATTATCTGTAAAGGTTATTGGTTATGTTATGGGAGCGGGTCAAAATCACAAAGGTCCGCTTGTTTCCAGAAAAGAAAATTTTGTTGAAGTTAGGTTCCCAAGAGAGCACGTTATGCTTGGGGATATTAATGATTTCTCTGATGAGGGTTTCAGACCTTAGATTTTGCACTATTTCAAAACTATTTACCATAGTATAGTTTGGGAGACCTTTAATGAGCGCAAGAAAATTCAAATTCATTTCACCCGGTGTTTTTCTTAATGAAATAGA